CTGTGCAGACACATCATTGATGGTCTCAGCAAGAGTCTCATACCACTCGCTAACTGTACCAGTGAAATCTGGAGCAGCAGAACTAGCACCAATCTCGGCGCCTGTTTCGCGATTAACGAAAAGACCTGGAGAACGGGCCCAGTAATATGTACCAGCAGAGGCTCCGAGGATCAGATCCTCAAGAATCTCACGATCGATCTCTAGAGCAATCTGCTCGGAGAGAAGGGTTGTGAGTTCCACCTCAGCATCAAGGTTGTGGTAAGCATTAAGATCTTGTCCTAATTCAGGGGTCCACTTAGCCTTGAGCTTCTTGGTCATAGCGACTACAGCCACGGAATCGACTTTGATATCGATCTCGGGGATGCGTGGCTCATTTTCCAAGCCCCACGATGCGGCACCAATGACAGAACCAAGAGCAGTGCTAGCCTGGAGCTTGTCATCAATTGGGAACGTGAGTACAATTGGTGTTCCGGATGCAGTAACAGTATTCAGAACAGAAGTACCAAGAGCATTCTTGGTCGCTGTCTGAATAAATGGCACCGAACCACTCTTCTGGGTGAAAACGAGTCTCATCTTCCAGTTAGAGTTGCTAGGATCGTCGCCAGTAGAACCACTAGAAACTGCCGTCAAGCGACGAACAAGCTTCATGTTGTTTGTGATATCGGCATCCGTATCCGAACCAAGCTGAATTCCCACAAGGTTGTTGGTATTAAGCTGAGCAAGTCCACTTGCACCAGTCATCTCAACAACAGCCACCATACTACCAGAAAGATCTGGATCGTACTTAAGCATGCTTTCGAGAGTAGCCTGATCTTTAAGACTAAGCTTTGATGTAACTCCACCAGGGCCCTCTGTTGCGACAGCACCGGCAGCACCGGAAGCCACAAGGACGAAACCTTCAGGGTTAACACCGCTCATAGATCCGGTTGGAGAAGAATAACCGTTGTTAAGCGCATAAGGACCAGCCTCTGCGTTATCTCCGGTTAAAGTTACACCACCCGTGATCTGGGATCCAATTCGGCCACCACCATAGAGGGACTCCTCAGTAGAACCATAGCCAAGCCTTGGAAGACCCGCACCATTGGTAGATGTGGTGAAATCCAGGAAGAAGATGAGTCCCGAGGGGAGACTCATTGGCTGAACGCTAACGAGATCGTTTGCGATTAAGCCTGCGAAAACACGACGAACGATGGGGAATGCGACAGCTGCAAAGCCCTCAACATCACCGCCAGCCATTGTGCTGCTCTCGCGAAGTAACTCTTTTGCTTGATTTTCAAGCAGGCGAGCCATACCGTTTTTAGTGCGACTATCTCCAAGACCCTCTAAGAGTCCTGTACGCTCCCACTTTGATAACAAAGCGTGCCCTTCGGCGCGTTGGTCGCGATTGACAATACCTTCTGTCAATCTTTCAACAATACTAGACATAATTTAAATCACCTCCTATTTTATATGATTTTTTGTTATTTTTTTATTCCAGCTAACCTCTTCATCCTTTCTTGGAAAGGATCCGAGGAGGTGCTCTCTTGACGAGAGGCACGAATTACAGAAGAACGATTAGTCGTAATTGCTTCGTTCAGTGATTGTGGGCTTTTCCTTGGCTTAGCCTCCACTGTACTTTGAAGCGTATCAAATATCGTTCTTGCTTCTGTAACTGAACCGGCGCTTGAAATAGCTTCGACAATTCTTTCTTTTTGTCGCTCATTTAAGGAGGCATTTCTTAATACACGGTTCGTGTAAAGCAAGCGAGCGTTGGAAAGATTTACATCTTGTAAACCTTCTTTAAGCTCTTGTGTTGCTTGCTTATATTGTAACAATCGCTCTTTGAGTTGTTTATTTTCGAAAACTAACTCTTCTTGAGCTTTCTTTAAAACTTTTATTTCTTCTTCAACTTCTGTAGATCTACGATGGGCTAGTTCTTTTTCCATTTCGTATTTCACGTCTTCCGAAGAGCGGCCGGCCCAGCCGGCTAAATCGGCGCCCATATCAACAGTTAATTTTTCCATGATGGCAGTCAATAAGTCATCAGGAATCTCCACATCTTCATCTAAACCTTTCGCTTGTTCTGCGGCTGCGGATTCTTCGGCGGGGGCCGTTGGCGTATCCTCTTGAGTAGCAAAAATTTCATCTGGGTCCGATGTGGCGCCTTCTTCAGAAAGAAGATCTAAAATATCCTCTTCATTTAATTCAAAATTTTCAGATTCATCCAGCTGACCCTGTAGGCTTCTAACCATTTCTTGTAAAGCGTCTAATTCAATATCAACTTCAAGCTTTTCGCCTTCCGCTGGGGCGCCGGAGAGCCCTTCTCCGTCGCTTTTGCCAAAATCATCTGTCGCGGCGAGCGGTAGATCCTCAATAATATCTTCTTCTTGCTCTGCGTCGGGGTCTGCGAGATCCATTTCTGCGGGGTCTGCGAGATCCATATCTGCCAGCGGATCCTCCATCTCGGGTATTTCATCCTGTTCTAAAAGCTGCTCTAAGGTGTCTCTTATTTCGTTAGAATATTTATTAATTATGGTTGTTTCCGCATTTTTTAATGCTGCCTCGCGCAATGCTTTGGCATCAACAATGGCTTCTTTTAACAGATTAGACATATAAGGGCTCCTAAAAAAATACTAATTCAAAATAAATAGTGTTCCTACATCGAAAAAGCAAATATATTAAGAGCTTAAAGCAGAAGTAAAGCTTATTCTACTTCTTCAACGCTTATTACCTTTATGTGCTCGTTTCTGATAATATTAATAAGCTCAGCATTCTGAACAATACGTAAGATTTTTTCATTTTCTGCTGGTGTGTAATGCTCTATTGAGCCTGTTGCTAATAGTAGCCGATCATACTCACTGTTAATCATCGAAACGACTACATAACCATTGGTTTCTATAGTGCCTTCTGCTGGGCTATCATAGTCTTTTAAGGGTCTTAGATCGTCAAGTGTCACATATTTGATATTTGTTTGAATGATTCTCATTCTCTTACATCATCCTCCAACCAAAGGAAGTTGCCAGTTAATTGCAACATGCTTCAAATCCTGGGCGATGGACTCGTCGCTCCATGACCACGCGGCGCCATGATCGGTGCTTGTTCCGATGCGCCCATCGTCTCCAACCGCAACCCACGTTCCACTGCCATTTGTTGCGATGTGTTGAAGCTTGTCGGTGTGTGTTGCGGAGTGATCAATTTCAGTCCAGCTAACACCGTTATCTGTGCTTCTGGCCATATATGCGCTATTTCCTACTATAACCCATGTTCCCGTGCCATTAGCGCCGCCATCATATGCAATTGCATTGAGAGCCGTTGTGTTGGCGCCGGATATATTGGTAGAGATGTCTGTCCAATTTTGACCGCCATCGGCACTCATTGCTGCTTTGCCGCCACCTGCTAACACAAACCACTTGCCACCTCCTTGGGCGACTCCTTTATTAATGGTCTTTCCGGCGCCAAGAAAGTTTGCGGTGCCGACCAATCCAGCAGACGAAGTGGCAATCAAATCATCGCGAACCCCTATCATTATGCTGCCCGATCCATTACTAGCAACTCCGTAGTTGAAGCCATAATTAGAGGAAACACCACTATAATCAAAGGTACCAAAGCTATCTGCATCTCGGCTGCCGGTGTACATCAGCTTGTTACCGCTCGTACTTTTGGTGGCGAAGTACCATTTTCCGCTCTCTTTGTCTATTGCCAATCCGCGGGCTGTATAAGATCCCGCAAGGTTAGTGGTTCCCCAAGTGCCGGAATCATCCGGCGTAGAGCTGGTTAAAAACTCGGCGGCGTTGGAATTGTGCGCCATGCCCCACATATCATTACCGCTTGAATCTTTATTATAAACAATTGCCCAGTTATCAGTGCCCCCCATATCATAAACTGTCCAACTGCTTCCATCAGCGCTAGTACCTACTTTGCCAGACTTCCCGACAAGCACCCACAAATCCGTATGAGATGCGCCCGCGGGGGGCGCTAAACCATTAATTCCCTCGATGCTGCTTTTCACAACACCATTAATTCCCTGGATGCTAGAGGCTACAACACCA